AAGATTTGAACCCCTACTAAAGGTAAAGTCCCCACTACCATCAGTAGGTCTAATACTATACAACTTACCATCTTTGTAAGCACTTGGTATCATTACCAAACTTGCATCTTTATATAAACTCATTAGAATAAATCGTTTAGTTCGTTAATTGTACAGGTTCTTGATTCAGTATCGCCTCCTGCTGCTACCACTCTCGTATCATAAGCATCCATCAATTGTCTGCCTCTATCCGCTTGTGGGAATCGTCTCAATGACTTACTGACACATTCAAAAGCCTCCATCGTAGCACCATCCTCTAATGCTCTTTGTTGGAATTGTGCAGGGTCTAATATATAGAACATCGCACTCCCCCAACCTATCTGGTTAGTGAACGCATCTCCACTACCCCACCAAGTAGAGCCGTAGATTGCTCCATATCCTTTTTCATCACTTGCCATTATTCTCTAATTTTTTTACGAGTTTCTGTAGCCTTTTTAGGTTAACCTCCTTTGGCTCGTAGCGTTTCTTACAACTGCCATCCGTTGAAGACCGCATCTTTGTCTGGGTACATATCGTCATTCGTTGCTCCATTATATTCGGGGTAGCTTGAGTTGTTAAAAGCCATAAAGTCAATGAACCTACGAGTGTAGTGTTCAGCTATATCTCTATGCTTGTTCGTTAAGAAGTCCACCTCGTTCTTCTCCATCGCTATACTGTTCTCTGCCGTGTGCTTGTAAGCACCTCCATTACCTATCGTATAGGCAGCGTGAGGTAGGTATTCTACCATAGCCCAATGAATCAACATAGGTTGAATATAGTCATCTAACAAAGTAGCATAAGCTACAGGAAGTGAATCTCCTATAATGTCATTACGCAACTTGTCGTATAACTTTGTACCCAAGTAGTTTTGAATATGTATCTCCTGTGCAATCTCTATAAATTGCAAGAACTTATCGGAGTCTACATTTCCAGAGATTACGCTATTGCGTACTAAATCGTCTCTTTTTATGAATAATACCTTTGCCATTATTTTCCGTAATTAGGGTGATGCCCTTGTCTTGGCATATCAATTGGTGCAGTAGATACCTCTTTAGGGTTTTTAGGTAGCTTAAATCCTGCTCTTACCGCTTGGTTAACATTAACATATCTCGTACCTCGTAGTGCATCGCCACCGTAAGGTTCTCCGTTCTTCTTCAACTTCTTCTTGTAGATTCTACGCTCCCACCTGTGGTAGCAGTTTACACCACCCTTATACTTAAATAGAGAGTAGTTTCTACCCTTGTGTCCAAAGCTCTTATTTACACCTCTTGCACTCATCATACCAATATCCTCTTTGCGGTACAATTTTCCTTGAGATAGCATAGTCTTACAGAAAGTACGAGAACTGCCTTTAGCAGTCTTCTTAGTACCCTTCACATACTTGTATCTCACCTTATAGATGTCTCCATCTTGAGTGCTATCTTGTTTTGCTGATAATTCAGTAAGTCCGTTGAGGTAGTTCTCTACATCAAAGTCTTCAGGTTCATCATCACCTACAATTTCTGCATCAACGAGTTCATAGCCTTCTGGCTCTTCCTCACCCAAGTCAGCCAATGCATCTAACATCTCGTGGGCTAACTTGTCATCAAGAAAAGGGCGAGAATCCTCTTTCAACTCCGTTGTACAACAATCCTCAACCTTGCTAAGTTCTTCTTTTTGCTCCTCAGTAATATCTGCTTGGAGTTCTAAAGGTTGTAATGTCTTGAAGAAGATGTTAAGGCTTATTTGATTGTAAGCAAGGATATCATCTATAGCATCCAAAATCATCTCTTGGAAAGGTCGTATAACCGTGTTGTGAAAGAGTAGACTTGCAGTCTTCAACTCATCAGCATTATTACCTAAACCACTTTGGTCTTTAATACCCATAAGCATAGGAGAAGTAACCCTATGGGCTACCATCAACTTACGCATACTCTCATCTGCTAAGAATTGGTATTGCTCACTCGCATCCGATAGTTGTACAGGCTCAATACTTGCAGCCATCTCCTTATTATCGTTAAACGCAAGGATAAACTTACCGCTATTAGAAGTACCGCTAAACTTTTGGATGATTCTACGCTCTATAAGTTCTCTCTCCTCCTCAGTAGGCACTCCGTTGTTGAAGTTAATCAACATAGAAGGGCTTAGACCGTTCTTAATGTTGTTGATGTGGTAGTTTGCTACCTCCTCTTCTAACTCAGCATAAGGGATACCCCCTTGATAGTCTACAGGAGAATAATAATAGAACCCAGAACGATAAGGCTTGATACAATAGATTTCTAAAGCATCTCCCTTCTCTCCGTGACCAAAGGCAGGTATTCTTGTTGGCTCATACCCTCTCTTACGAATCTTTGTCCAATCCTTAGAGTAGTAGTACCCACATACCTCACCATCTTCATTCATCTTCTCAAAGCGTAGTGTCTCTATAGGCATATGTGCTACCTGTACAATCTTACTCTTATCCTTATTGTAAATGATTTGGAATGCTGCTTGACCTAATGCTTTTAAGTCAAAGGTTACCTTACGCAAACAAGAACGCTTGAATAGGCTCATCATTTGAGCATACGCCTCTGGCTTACGAGAGGCATCAGTCGCAGATAATCCCTTGCCGTACATAAGCTCGGTCATACCATTGATGATAGCATTGTTTGTCGCACTACCATTGTACCTATCAATAAGGTATTGGAAGTAGTTGTTGTCTTCGCCATACGCTACCCACTCCTTACGATTGTCTTCAACTACCGCAGGGGTTGTATGTGAGGCGAGGTTAACGATTCGTATATTACTCATCGGTAAATGTATTGATTATCATTATCAGTATCCTCATAGTGAGTGAACTCACCATTGTTGATACTAAACTTCTCTAAGTCCGTTTGGTTAGTGCAGAACACTTTACCTCTATATATCTCGTTAGTTCCTGTGATTCTAATGGTATAGTATCTATCCTGCTCAAATGTATAGGTAGGTGTGATATGCAAGTAATTAGCCTCTTGCGTAGCCGTTAAGGATTCTGTAGAAGATGTGTTTGTCTCCTCATCAGTAATCTTTACCGACACGCTTGTATCAAACGCTCTTGGAACGAAATATATCTTCTTGTCTGTTGTAGTTACTATATGCATAATAGGTTAACCACTAATAGAGGTAAGTGTTATGAAAAAGAAAAGGGTAACCCCGAAGAGCTACCCTATCCCAAAACCAAAACACCTATGTCGTAGGTCTTACAAAGATACTACTTTATTACGAGGTAACAATAGTATCTGTAGCAGAAGTCATACCTGCAAATGGGTCACCATCAGCAGAACCTGCAAGGAAGTTTGCAGCAGTACGCTCCATAGCGTTGAATGTTAGAGAGTATCCACTCATATCACCCATAGCAGCACCAGAGGCTATAGAACCTCCTGTAACATCTGCTCCGTGTTCACGACCTACCAAGTAAGCATTTCCGTTATAATCCTCAACAATAATGTGAGGTCTTCCGTATGCCAATAACTTGATTTCGTTGTTATCCTCCTTGCTCAATTGAGGCAAAGAAAGAGTAACCGCTTGGTCAAAGAATACTGTTCCATTTTCACGAGATGCGTTAATCGTTTGCTCTACACTTGATGTGCCTTTAAGCTCATACTTGTAGGCAGAGAATGTTCCTGTCATATCAGTTACCTCATCCGAAGAAAGAGTAAGTGTTCCTAAGTCTCCGAAGTCTACAAAGTAAACTGCTTTAAGACCACCTACCGATTCTCTACAAGGTAAAGCACGACCTTTTGTTAAATCACAAGCCATTTTCTATTCTTTTTTATTAAAAAAGGGCAGACAAGCATCAGCCTACCTGCCCCTTTTAAGATTAATCAATCAACTCTTAGTTAGCCGAGTTTACGATTCCGTAAGTAACGATATCAGAAGCAAATCCGTATTGTACACCTGCAGTAAATCGCATTACAAAACGAACATTCTGAGAACCATCAAGATCAGCCATATCTAGAACCTTAACTTCGTTGTGGTCTGATAACAAACCTGTACCAAAGAATAGGTTAGACTTCTGTGCAGCCATTGCAGTATTGTCAGCAAGACCTGAACAAACAAACAATTTAACTCCATCAAACGCTAAGTCACCACCATTGTACCAAGTAGTACCTGCGTTATTAACACCATTAGCACCTAGACCTGAAGAACCAAATCCACCTAATGCACGAACATAAGCACGAGCAATATTCTGAGATACATAGATGTAAAGATCCTCCTTGCCATATACTGAACTAGGGATTGCATCAACAATCAAACCCAACTCATCAATAACATTTGCAGCAGTAACACTTGTACCTGCAATCTCTTGAGCAGCAGGAAGGTCAGCATCCAAAGCGATTTGAGTAGTCAATCCAGAGAACTCATCAGTTGAGCCTGTACCTTCCCAAATCATTTGCTCTGTTTTCTGAGCAACTTTATCAGCCACATAACCTATTAAGTAATCAGAGAATGATGCAGGTAACTCATCAAAAGCACCATAACCCATTTGCTCTGCTTCCCATTGGTTGTGGAAGTCTTTCTTACAAAGTTGTAAGTTAACTTGTAACTCCTTTGGAGTCAATACACGATCAGCAATCGTTACATCTGAAGCATCAGAGAAATCACAAGCAGCATCCTTAACCAATCCATTGGTTGAAAGAGTACGCATTGTTTCCTTGAACTTCACATTAGGGCGGATAGTTATACCTCCACCATCTAAAGTGTCAGCACTCAATAATGCAGCGGCAATGTATTTCCCTGCAAATTCTCCTGCATAACTACTAGTAATAGAATCAGCCATTTTTCTTCTTCTTTATTTAATTTGTCTGTGTCAGTTTCTTGACCTTTAGCTTCGTCAGAAGCTTTTTCCTCTGCCTTAGTTTCCTCTTTAGCAGTTGATTCTTCCGTTTCTTTGAACGAATTGTCAACTTCCTCAGATTCAATCAGGGGGGCTGAACTACTTGTGGCGCTATCTGGATTTAATCCCGTTTGGGTTTCC